TTGTTTTACTCGATCAGAGTAATCTGTTAACTCATCTTTTTCTAATTCGTCTACTACATCTTGGGGTAAAGGATCTCGTCCTCTATCTTGTGGTGGAGTATCATCTTCAATTTCTAAATCTAAGTCACCTTGGACTTTAGCTTCTACCGGCGTTTCATTTTTCGGTTCAGCTTCTTTTAGATTGACTTCTTTTTCGTCTGGTAATTTATTACCTGAAACTTCGTCATCATCTGGATACTCAAATACTATTTCCGTTTCTTTTTGATCTGCCATATATTACTCCTTATGCGCGAGTGTAGCCGCGTGGATCTTCTACCACACCTTCTACAGTATCGTCGTTAATAATGCGGAATTCTCTTCCGTGGATTTTAAATCTAGTACCTGCGTAAGCACGTGTTAGAACAAAATCGCCCTCTTTACACCATGGACCAGTAGGAAATCTAACTTCATCTTTGTAAGCTAAGTCACCTACTTTTACTACAAATAAAACTACAGTTGAATGTTCTTCTATAGTTCTAGTTGAATCTGCTTTTACAATACCGCCTTGATAAGTTTCTGCAGCGTCAGGAATTGCACAAAGTATCTTGTATCCTTTAGGCTCAGGTAACTGTAAACCACGTTCTTCAATCGGTATATCTTCTGCATTTATATCTTCAAGCTTTGGAACAACAATTGGTCGACCATTTGCATCTACCAAATTCTTATTCATTGTGAGTATCTGTTCACTCATCGTCATAAGTCTCCATACGTTTTGCGAGATCTTTTATCATTGCATCTACGGTAGATAGACCTCGAATAAAACCTACCATATCTTGGTACGAAGCGTAATCCTTCGCTGCTCCGTCTCCCAAACTTAAAATTACTTGATTGCGTCTATCAGCTATTTGAGACAGTAATAGCTCTAGCGTTTGATCCATTTAATTACTCCTCTGTTGGTGGTGGCGTTTCCTTTTGTTGTTGCGCTTTAGCTTGCTGTTGCATTTGAGCCATTTGAGATATGAACTGATTAGCTGCTTGTTGCTTAGCATGGTTTCTATCTTCGTCAGCTTCCTTATGCGTAGCTAATCTGTCAATAGCATTAATTGTCATCTCGTCTAATTTTCGTTCTTGTTCTTTAGACATTTCAGTTGTTTTAACGCCGATCTTGACACCTTCAATAGTTTGTTGAGCATCAAGTTTAATTTTTTCCATCTCTGTCTTAGCGCCAATTTGAGCACCAGCAATTCGTTCTTGAGACTCGATCTTCATTTTCTCAAGTTCTAATCTTTGTTGTTCAATTTGTGTATCAGCCATCATCTTCTGTGCTTTAGCTTGAGCTTCTTGTTGTTTAATTTGAAGTTCAGCTTGCTGCATTTGGATTAATGGGTCTTGTTGTTGAGCTTGAGCTTGTTGCTGTTGAGCTTCAGCTTGATTTTTCTGTAATAGTTTTTGTGCAGCTACTGCAGTAAGCTTAGCAATATCAACTTCAATATCTTGTGGAATATCTTCTTCTGGATCAGGTAATGGTGCGCCTAATTGCTCTTCGATTTGTTTTCTATACTCAAACGCAATGTGTTCATTAATGTGTGCCATAGCAGCAGCTTGCATCATCTGAGCTTGTGGGTTTTGACCAATTAATGCTGCCATTTTAGGATCTTGCATAGCTGACATATGTACTTGGATATGTGCCGCGTGATCTTGGTAGATAAATGCTTTAACTGGTTTGCCATTAAGAATAGCCATATTCTCTGTTACAGGATCTTTTGGTTTTTGATCTTCTGCAGCAGGTATTAACTTACCTATGTTCTTAACACCTAGTACTTCTAACATCTGTCTATTAAGTTCAACCATGTCATAAATTTGTGGTGACTGTGCAGCCATTTGCATAACAGCTTGATATTGCACAACCTTTTGAGACATTGTTGCAGCGTTAGGATCAGATACAGGAATAACATCAACCATATCGTAGTCTTCACGTTTGGCATGCGGTACACCTACTTCAGGTTCATATGTATATTCATCAGGTGTGTAATCTCTAATAATACCAGCTAGTAATTTAAACTCTTGTTTCATCGCATAGTGAATACGAGCTTGTACAGCTGACATCACTTTGAGAGTTCTTTCTAAAATAGCGAGTGTAGTACCTACTGGAGAATTAGCAGACATATCTGAAACTTGAATATCTGCAGCTGAAGCAAAGCGTCTACCTTCATCAATGATTTGATTCATTAATTGATTTAATACTTGTGAAGGCTCTTTATATGGTAACGGTAAAATGTTATCGCGGATTGCACCAGATGGTACATCTACGTCTCTCCATTCACCAGGAGCAATGGGGGTGTCATCACCTTTAATGCGGAGACCGCGTGACTTCATACCCCCCGGTAGGTTAGCTAAGGTGCCCGCATCAACGAGTTGTCGTAAAATCATAGTGCCAGATTTAGCAAACGCTCCAATCAAGTGGATTAAACCAAATGCGTAGAATCCAAAACCAGGAATATATGGGTAGTGAACAAAGTGCTGACGTTTTAATTTCATATCATCGTCTGGATTCCAGTTACGACGAATAGCTAAAATAGTGCCTGTACCTTTTTCAATTGTAACTACATATGGTAATGCTATGCCATCTTCTGAATCTCCGTTTTCAAGATCTAGAGTAACATGCATTTCAAGAATCTTATATCTGTCATCTTCAGTTGCATTGAAGCCCATTTTCTCAGCAATCTTTTTCTCAACTTCGTCAATGACGTGTTCAGGATCACCTAGTTCTACATCTTTATAGAACCCTGCAACTTGTAATTTTCTTAATTCATTTTTTGTTTTACGCATCACATGCGTAACACGTTCAGCTACTTCTAATGACGAAGCACCATAAGGTACAACAATGTCTTCTGCTGGAACATAGATAGCAACTTGGCGATCAAGGGACGGATCAAAATAAACTTTCTTAAATGCGTTACCAGCTAAACCTAATCCCCATAACATGCGTTCATGTTCAGGTCTATACTCAGGCATATTCTCTGTTAACTGATAGTTCATATCATCTTTAACACGAGTCGCCGCTTCTTCTTTTTCTGGAGTTTGTTTACCGATAATCTGTGTTTTAACTGGGCCTGCTGCAGGGAATGTTTCCATCATTGTTTCTGCTTGGAACTTCACAAGAGCTTCTGACATGAGTGGGTGATAAACGTTACATGCACCTTCCCATGGTTCTGTTCTATCCTCGACCTTCATGCCGAGTAATTCTAATCCGTCTACATAAGTTTGAAGCCAATCTTTTCTTGAGTTAACATCGTTCTCAAAATCACCAAGTAAGTCACCTGATAATTCTGTAAGTTGTCTCTCGTCTAACTCTTCTGCTAAGTTAGCATTGAAATCATCTGAAGATTCTTTACCTGGTTCTATAACGACCTCTAAACCATCCATACCAATCTTTACTGATTCTGGATCTTCAATTTCAATTTCAAGTGCTGGGGCTTCAGAAGCAGGAGCAAGTGCTGCTAATCCTTCGGGAGCTTGGTATAAACCTTTATCAATATCTGCCATAATTTATCCTTAATTTGTTCGTTTGTTTGCGGTTCCAATTAAATTATTATTTTTATCCCGCCAATCATCCCCTACCGAAGTAGGAATAACTCCATTTAGCCATTTTTGGACTGATAAAAAACACCCACCTCGCTCACCAAATATACCACCATGCCAGCTATTTGGTTTTACTCGTAAATTCATATCTAACGCATGTTGTTTATAGTCTGCGGGTTTTTTATGTTCTACTCCATCACATGTAAATATTATATCACCACCAACAAATACTTCATAAGAATCTACATTTGGGTGAATGTGAGGCTCAATAACACTATTAGGTTGTACTATAAATAATTGCACTTGATAAGGCGCTTGTCTATATAATACTGTGCCACTCAAAGTCCCGTTAAAATTTGTAGGAGATTCATCAGGCGTATTAATAGGTTTTTTATTCATCCACCAATATAAAAAAACTTCTAAGTCATCAAATTCTGAGGCTTGTTCCGCCATAATTTATCCTTAAACTAAATACAACTTACTTTTGTTTGATTTGAACCCAATAATATCTTCAGGTTCATCGTTTGGTAGCCTAATAAACCCACCTTGTCTAAAGCGCATTAACGCCATAGTGGTACTATCCACTTGGTCATCATTAGCACCGCTAGGAAAGTCATTACATTCTTCTATAACTTCATGTGCCCAACGTCGGTCTGGAGCCCACACTATACCAGATCTAAATAAATCTGCCACTGAATTCACTCTAGATATCTTGTCTTGCCCTTTACCTGGTGTAAATTCACCTAGTGGTACACCCATTCTTCTCATCTCTTGATAGAGTGCCGCACCGTTAGATTTCTTTTCTACTATGAATGCGTCAGGCTCCCATTCCTTATACTCTTCTAGAACTAGTTCTTTAAGTTCAGGGAACTCCATACGTTGCTTAATTGCATTTAATAGTATTATATTATAATTATTGGTTTCTTCGTTAAAAAAGACACCCCAAGTGGTAAGAGAATTATAGTCTGCCCTTGTATTTGCTTCTTGAGCCGCGTCTAAACTCATAATAGTGAACTCACAACTAGGTGGAGACTCTTTATCCCATATCTTCCACCACTCACGTTTAATTAAAGCACCTTCTTCTGATACTGGGTTTTGCAAGTATTGCGCATTCCAATACCGAATATCTAACGCAGCTTTCTTAGCTTTTAACTCATCTAACGGCCAGAATTCAGGCCATAAACTACGTTCTCTCTCACTACCTTCGTTTAAAATTGCTGGGAATTCAACTACTTCCCACTCATCTACGCCTTCTTGCTTAATCATCTGGTTCACAATCTGTCCCGTCAGATCAAGCTTAGACCACCTAGTCATCACTACAATAATCGCGCCTCCCGGCATAAGACGCTGAATAGGGCCAGACTGAAACCACTCCCAAGCAGGGAGAAATACATCAGCCCTTCCAAGTTTTGCATCTTGTTCACTGTGCGGATCATCGATGATAAACAGATCAGCCCCGCGACCAGCGAGGGCACCACCAACACCAATTGCGAAATATTCCCCATTAAAATTAGTCCCCCATCGTGATGCCGACTTAGAGTCAGCTTGTAGTTCTACCTGTGGAAAAACATCTTTATAAGCGTCACTACCAACCAAGTTACGAACTCGCCTACCAAAGTTAACAGCAAGATCAGCAGTATGAGAGGCCATAATAATTTTCTTTTGAGGATACTTTCCCAAAAACCAAGCAGGAGCCAGATATGAGATAAGCTCAGACTTCCCGTGTCTCGGCGCAATATTAACAATAACTCTTTTCTTTTTTCCGTTGGCAATGTCTTCAAATATCTTCGCAAGTCTTCTATGATGATCTCCTATCATGTAACCAGGATATACATGTTGTATAAAATCTAAAAAATGTTCTGCACCATGTGCCTTTACAGCTTGTTTCTTGTATGCTCGTAATGCGTGCAACGCCTTAACTTTTTGTTCATCACTTAAGTTATCTAAATTCGCTTCTAATAACGCAACGCCTTCAGGTGTTAACTTAGCTTCACTCATCTTTCGATTCTTTAACCTCTATGATTTCTGCATCTATCGTTTGAGGTGGTGGTTTTACTAAGCCTTTTTCTTTTAACTCAGCTAACATGGATAGTAACTCTTTTTCTACTTCTTCCATTGTCTCCATTTTGTGTGTAACTTCGGTCTTCTTCTTAAACGCATCAACACCGTCAATTTCACCGATAGCACGAAGTGCTGCTGTCTTTTCTTTTGCATTATCCGTAGTCTCTACTACGCGGACTAAGTTATTTAACACATAAAGCTTGATCTGGGCTAAGTCTTTTACAATCATATGGTTCATTGAGTTCACCATGCCAGCTAAGAAGGCTATGGTTTCGTTGGGATATTGTTCTATTTCTTGTTTTTCACCTGGATTTGTCACCATTTTTTCCGCAATTTCTGTGGCATTCTTTACATCTTCGTGGTCTGGCTTGATTTCTTCACCAGTTATGTCACTAAGTTGTTTAATAGTTTCAGCACGGACGTTAACTTCTTGTTCCGTAGACATATTGGGTAGTGCTTCTTGTGAATTTTTAGGGATGGGGACACCATCTTCGATGTGCGGGACTAAAATAGCGTCGATAA